AACGTGAAGAACTTCCTATCGAAGTTAACGAAACACTTATCGTCGAATTGTACTCCAAATAAGATATACAGTTTCACAAATACAGAAAGCACAGTACTTATGCGCATAGGTACTGTGCTTTTTCTTTTAAAAATTGCTAAAATTCGTGTGCGTTGCTCAACCGTTGCACAACCTGTTAGCAAAATGATGCGGGTATTTTATTTACTTCCTCGATGTATTGTTCAATCGTCTTATGCGTATACACATCAGCAGTGATATCTTTGCTTTGTGTGTGGCCAACGATGGACTTTAGGATGTAACGATCTATTCCATAGTTGCTGGCCAAGGTGATGAACGTATGACGGGTGTCATGCGGTAGGTGGTCAGATATTCCGACTTCCTTGCAAAATCGTTTTATTGGCTTTCCTAGGTACTTTGAGGTGTACCCAGGAGGGATAAGTATATCAGATTTAGAAGCGACCGCCTGGGCGTGAATTTCGCGGTAAAAAGGCATAACACAATCTGCAATAGGTATGATTCTGTCCTTGCCGGCTTTCGTTTTAACACCGCCTATGACATATCGTTCATCCAGGTGGACGTTTTCCATCTTAATGGATAGTAGTTCAATAGGGCGCATACCGGAGTAGATATACATTAATAGGAGCTTGGCTACTTTGTCATTGGCATGTTGCCATATGGTTTGAATTTCTTCTTCGGTAAATGGCTTATGGATATTCGACTTCTCCGCCGGTTTCAATTCAAGGAGCGCCGCATAGTTCTTGATAATCACGTCATTCTTGATAGCTGATTCGAAGGCACCGTTCAGACCTTTAACAATTAGGCTAATTGAGGAACGACTTAAATGGCTATTTTCGTCGATTATCGCTTGCAGATGGACGAGTTTAAGCTCTTGTATAGGTTTATTCCAAATCGATGTTAACTTCGCTTGTGCGGTCGAATAGCCCCCTTTTTTCGTATCAATTCCTTTACGTTCCTTATCGGCAATCATCCACCGCCAGCATTCACTGAACAATACCTTTTTTGTCTCAAACTTTTCTGGGTAAATTCCGTACTCTGATAAAGCGTCCCAGGCTTCTTTTGACTTCGCATAATAGCCAATCGTCTTACGCTTACACTTACCATTCTCATCGTAGCCAGTAGTTACGACGGCGCGATATGGCTTGCGTAACGGCTTGTGTTTCATCTTATATACGGATCCTGTTCCGTTGGCTCGTTTCATGGCCATAAACAATTATCCTCCTTGGTATAGTGAATAGCCTTAGAGGTATGCTATAATAATTGTGGAGTAAAAATAGAGTACCTCTAAGGTATGATATTTTTAATAGCCCTCACTGCGGTGAGGGCTTATTTTTTTTATCTAAGTTAATTTGACTTAAATACTAAGTTATTTTCTTTATCGATGATATCCGCTATCTTTTCTGCAGTAATAGGGATTTCAATTTTATCGCCATTGCCGTTGATGAATTTAATTGTATACGGTGTGTTAAGCACTACATTTTTAGGGAAAGCGTAATAAACGATAGCATAGCTATGTGGCATTGCGTCATATATAACTGAGTTCATCTGTTCAGGCATAATATACTTACCGTCTTTTTCAATAAGTAATCGCTGCGATGGAATTTGTTGAGCTACAGTACCGGCTAATGGGTTTTTAAGATGCATTGCATATGTGGCAATATATACATAGTCATTGCTATTTACTACTGCGCTCTTAAATGCTTCTCCAGGAAATATCAGGCGCTCGTCTTTAGAGTAAGCAATGTACTTTGCGATTGTGCCGGGTGTAACTAATACGGCCGCACCGCCTGCGCCACTCCGAAGTTCAACACCGTAATTGACAGGATTTTCTAATTTGCGGTCCGTCTTGTATGATTGGCCAGCACTCCATATTTGATTGTATGTATCCGAAGTTACATCGATAAACTGTGCGGCAAAAGAAGTACTTACAGATAGGCTGAACATAACCATTAAAGGCAATAATTTACGCAATTTCATTTTTAAATCTCCCTGTGTTAAATAATATGATGATAAAAGTCGATTCCGTTAAGGTCGCCATCTTCAAGTTGAGATAGTCTAACCATACGCTCGACTAAATTAACATGATGATCAACATAAAAGTCATCACGAATAATATGACTTAGCTCATGTTTTATTTCCTCCCTCATACGATCATGAGGGAGGTTTTTATTAATGTAGATATTATGAGTATCTACATCTTCTGATTCCTCAGAAACTGCTTTAGCATTTGGTAAGTCACAATAGATAAGGTTAATAACCAATACTACCACTCTCCCTTGTGAGTATTACTTATGTTTAGATTTTAAAAACTCTATATATTTAACTGTTTCTTCCATCTCCTCTTTAGTAATATCTTTTGCTGCAGAAAAGAGCATGCGTGCACCTGGACGTGTACGTAGGTACTCCGCAAATTCTGCTGCTTCCGCATCTGAATAATATCCATCGTCAACATATTTTTCTATTAATTGAGATTTAGGAACCCCAAAATAATTCGCCATCATCTCTATTTTATCAATTCTAGGGTAGGTGTTACCTTTAACCCAATCCGTAAAGGTCGTGTATTTAAAGCCCAAGTCAGCACAGATTTTATTACGATCTATGCCTCGGCTATCCATTAATCGTTGGATATTTTCAGCCATAACGGCTTTATTGCCCAAATCGCTCATGATGTAATCCTCTCAAATTAATATCGTTAATATACCTATATATTACGGTATCCACGTAAAAAAATCAATATTTTACGGAAATTTTACAATATTTTATGATTAATTTATGGACATTACGGTTTATCCGTACTACAATGATAACTGTAAACAGGACCTACTCATAAGAAAGGAGGTAACCCATGAAGTACACGTTGAAGATGTTGAGGGCGTCAAGAAATTGGTCACAAGTAACAGCAGCAATGAATATTGGCGTATCAGTTGACACCTGGGGAAACTGGGAGCGTAAGCGCTCATTTCCGGATGTGCCACACATTAAGAAGATTCAAGAGGTGTTCAATGTGGCATATGATGACATTATTTTTTTATAGCGAATTACGGTTAAACCGTTACGGAGTATTAAGATTTTAACCAAATATAGGAGGTAATTATGAACACTGAAAAAGATGAATATACCATCGAAAACCTTATTGTCCAAGTAACACCAAAAACCGCCAAGTACGACCTCTGGTTCAACCGAATACTCGGACTGTTATCCTTTGTAACGTTAGTCATTGTCATCATATACTTTGCAACGGTGCTAATTCTACTATGAACCCAACAATCACAGTGAAACAAATGGCTAGCGTTTTAGGCCTAACCCTTACCGCGGTTAGAGAGGGCATCGCTAACAACCATTACAAAGCCTTCGCCTATTGCTATGGCAAAGGTAAGAAACGAACCTTCGTCATTGACCGGTTCGGATTTGAAACATACCTGGCTCGAACAGGGAGAAGCGAAGAGTACATCAAGGAGGCATTTAATCATGCATGCATTTCTTAAATTATTAGGTGGGTTAATCCTCATGGGCTCCGTTGGTAGCCTCGAGATTGACCGCATAGGCTTTACTCAGTATTTTGTCCAATGCGCCTTGGGGGTAGCTTTATGGATTGTGGCCGAGCAAGGTCAAACAATCAGACGGCTCAAAAGGAGACAACGATGAGACGGAAACCAATCATCCCGATGATGCGACTCAAGAACAGTTTCGACCTTAAGAAACTGATCTACGATAACACACCATACGGGTTATGCAGTTTCGGCGAAGTTATCGGTGTAAATCCGATGACCCTGGTCAAACTATCTAAGCACTTACCCGTGAGGATATGCACTGCCAGGTTAGTCGCTAGAGGACTTGGCCAACGAATCGACTTCTTATTCGACCAGTGTTCGATTCAACAAAAGACCTGGGGCAACCGATTCGGCTACCGCATGAAGCCGGCAGTGTTCCGTAAGGTGCTAGCTGATAAGGGCCTATCGGTTAAAGAAATAGCAGATAAGTGCGGGATGCACTATGGAACTTTATATAGTCATCTGAGTGGCAAGAATAAGTCGATGTCCTTTAGTAAGGCTATTATCTTAGCTGATACGCTAAATATCGATATCGGATTGTTATTTGACTTTAGCCAGTATTAAGTGAGGTAACCCTCACATGGGCAATGATGGCCAATTGGTACGGAGCCCAACGGTAGTATATTTTGCAATGTAGCAGAAAGGAGGTTCCTATGCAGAACCCTACAAAGAACAACGTACGGACTTTTGTTAGAAGTCTGTACAACGCTAGGCTTCTGGAACAGACAGAAGCAGAAAGCGTAGCGCTCGAATCACATTACCTTAGCCTTGAGGCTGACGGACGTGTAGCGGCTGCTGAAGCGTTCCACAAAGTCATTAATGGCTTACGTGAAGCACGTAAAGGCGCCCAACGTTTGGAAGAATTGGGCTATGGCACACTAGCGAATAAGCTAGTACCTGATGCGGATAACTTCATCAAGCGTATGTGCAAACCACTCCACGAATGGTGGTATGACAACTTGGATGTTAATTCTGAGAAAGGTCAAAAGTGGCGTGCAGTCCTTGAAGTGGCCAAACCTTACGAAATTGAGATTCGTAAGTTGAAGTCCGCACGAAACGCATTGAATAGCATTATTGATCGTTCCGCTTCAGGGAAGCAAGCCGTAGTCGAGCTTAAGAAATTTGGATTCGACTATGACACCTGGGCACATGCACAAGTTGATATCGGCGGTCCTACCGACTTTGATATTCTTAAACGCCCAAAAGAAAATGACCGCATCAGTACTGAAACTACTGACACGGCCACATCAAAATAATTTTGACACTTATATTATACGAGGTATTTGAACTATGAACAAGAAAGTAATTGTAACGCTCGCAATCTCCGCGCTAGCGGTTAATGTATTCGCACAAGCACAAGCACAGGGTAGTAACTTAGGCCCTAATGGCACCGCTAATGGCGACGCAAGCCTAGTGATTGGTACGAATAATACAACAACTACAAACGCTACATCCGCCTTCATCGCGGGCACTCAAAATACAGTATCTGCTCCAAACGGCATAGCCTTTGGCACGAATAACATGGTTTCCGGCGAAAATGGATTCGCCGGTGGTAACGATGCAAAAGCATCCGGCCGTAATTCCTTCGCTTTCGGCAGTCACGCTGAAAGCTTGGTGGAATACACCATCGCCATCGGTAACCAAGCAAGAACGGCGTCCTATGATAGCGTTGCTATCGGTAATGGCGCGTTCGTATCAGGCGAAAGCTCCGTGGCCTTTGGACGTTCCAACAATGTGACCGGAGAAAACTCCGTCGCGGTTGGTGCTAATAATGGCACAGTAGCAGGTGGCCAGTCCGCCGTAGTTGGCTACAACAATAATATCGGTTCCCAAAAGGAACAGTTGGTGTTTGGTTCTAATTCCGAATCTAATGGCCAAGGTGCTCTTGTATTCGGCACACATGCCAAATCATTAGCCACAGATGCAGTAGCGTTCGGGAACAACACAATTGCTGACCGCGCCAACGCCGTTGCAATCGGCACCAACTCGGTGACCGATGATGCGGTAGGGGTTGACGGCGTAGACCTTAATGGAACACGTCACATCTTCGCCGGCGAACAACCGGGCGCGGTCGTATCCTTCGGCTCCAAAGCTCGCACAGGTGCAGGTGGCGTGGCTCAATATAACAGGCAGTTGCAGAACGTGAGTGCAGGGCGTGTTGAGGCTGACAGCTTGGACGCGGTCAACGGCTCCCAATTGTACGCTGCATACGATGAAATCAACACGTTAGGTGCAAAGGTGCGTACTAATACATCTGATATCAGCACACTTCAAGGCACCTCTGCTAATCACGAAGGCCGAATTACTGCGCTTGAACAACGCACCTATAACATGGCCGGTGAAATCAACAACCGCATCAATACTACAAACCAACGTATTAACAAGTTGGGCGCATCTAGTGCTGCGTTAAGTGGCTTGCATCCGCTTGACTTTAATCGTAATGATAAAGCATCTTTTGCGATTAGCTATGGGCATTACCGCAACGCTAACGCAGTGGCATTGGGCGCATTCTATCGCCCTAATGAACGTGTAATGATTGGTGCTGGTATGACATTGGGTGCTGAAAATCAATACACAATCAATCTTGCGTTCAAGACCGGTAAAGGTTCTGATTACCTCGCTGAGGCTAAGGATGCGCAAAGCCGTATCAGCAAGTTGGAACGATTGGTTGATGAGTTAACGCAAGAAGTTGCTGCTCAACGTCGCATTTAGGAGGTCACTATGAATAAATCTAAAACTCACACACTATCAATCAATATGGATTTGAGCGAAGACTACAGCTCCTGCCGATGTGCATGTAGAACCACATTAACAGATCAGAAGGTACTTGGCGCAATGTTAGCTAGCGCAGTTGTTTCAATCGCTCACGACTATAGCCGAGACCCGCACGCGTTTGCAAAGGCAGTAACCTGTACGGTTATGGAATTTATTGATAAACCGGGATTTACAAAACCCAAAGAACAATTATCTTAGGGGGGGTATTGCGAATGGCTCGGAAAAATAGAAGAAAACGGATTGTGAAAGATACTGCAATAGAGCAGTTAATTTCACCTAAAGCACCTATTACACCTCCACCTAGTCCGTGGGATGTTAGTAAATCCCTACGGGAACAATCTAAACGTAACAAGATTGTTACGGAGCGACTTACAAAGATTGATACCTGGGTGACTAGAGCATGCCAAGTCGTATTCATCATCTTAGGTGTTTGTGTTCTCATGCTGTTACACGTTAACGGCATTATTTAGATATTAACCAGAAAGGATTTTACTCATGATAAGAATTACTTTTGAAGCAAAAAATTATGTATCTCTTTGTGAAGAACTTAAATTGTTCCTCAGCTACAGTAATATACCTACGACGGAAGAACCGCCCACAGCTCCTGTGGTACCCGCCACAGTCCAAAACCCACCGGTGGCTCCAGTCGCTCAACCTGCTCCAGTAGCACCTGTGGTACCGACATCGGCGCCGTTACAAACACATCCAGATCCAGTGCAAGCACCGCCTACACCGGCTGTACCTGTAGCACCGGTTAAGGAATATACCTTGGAAGAAATTCAAGTGGCTTTGCAACCATTAATGGATGCAGGCCGTACGAATGAAATCGTTGGTCTAATGCAAAAGTATAAAGTGGCAAGCCTTCCTGAGCTTCCAAAGGACCAATTCCCTAATCTCGTAGTTGACCTTCGCAACATGGGGGCTCGAATCTAATGGCTAGCCATGCGCTACTAAGCGCATCAAGTTCCCATAGGTGGTTACACTGCACCGGGGCGCCTCGATTAGAGGCGACCTTCCCTGATACTACGTCAGAGTATGCAAAGGAAGGAACCCTCGCACATGAACTATGTGAATTGAAACTTAAGAAATACACTACGGCGATGGCCAAAGGCACCTACACCAGGGCCTATAACAAAATCAAAAAGAATGAGTTATGGGCTCCTGAAATGGACGAAACCACAGACGTGTATCTCGAATACATCAAGTCCATCATGTTAAGTTACAAGGTCGCGCCTGTAGTCGTCATCGAAAAGCGTGTTGACTTTAGCCAATACGTGCCTGAAGGCTTTGGCACAGCGGACTGTATCATCTTGGCCGGTGATACGCTCCACATCATCGATTATAAACACGGCAAAGGTGTTGTGGTTGATGCGGATCATAACCCGCAAATGATGTTATACGCACTCGGTGCGATGCACGATTACAGTCTCTTATATAAGTTCAACACTATCAAGATGACCATTGTACAGCCTCGCGTTAACAACATTTCAGAGTTTGAAATGTCCTCCGATGAGCTCCGTAAATGGGGCGAGGAGGTAGTCGCGCCAAAGGCTAAGGAGGCCTACGAAATGGAAGGCCACACGTTTGAGGCTGGCGCCTGGTGTGGATTCTGTAGAGCGAAGGCTCAATGTCGAACACGATGTGAGCATTTCGATGCGATGCATGTATTCACGAACCAAGACCCCCGTCTGATTAGCCTTGAAGAACTCGGCACATATCTAGAGCATGGCAAGGATATCGAATCCTGGTACAAGGATATCAAGGAATACGCTTTATCTGAATCTTTAGCCGGTGCAGATGTGCCTGGTTGGAAAGCCGTAGAGGGCAGAGGCTCACGTGTATTCCAAGATGGCGATACAGCAATTCAAACCCTTATCAATGGCGGGGTAGATGAATCTATCCTCTATGAACGTAAGGTTCTTACATTGGCTCAAATCGAAAAGGCCATCGGTAAGAAAGAATTTAATGAACTCGTAGGCGACCAGGTCGTTAAGAACCCTGGCAAACCTACTCTTGTAGTTGATACGGATAAGCGCCCACGTATCACTAACCAACCTAGTGCGGCGCAAGTATTTAATACCAATGGAGGTAACTAATTATGGCATTTCAATGCAAACCAACAGAAGTTCTTTTACAAAACGTACGTTTATCCTTTGTTCATTTATTAGAGCCATACACTAATCCTAACAATTTTAGTGAGGCCAAATATAGCGCTATGATCCTTGTACCTAAATCTGATACAGCACAAGTACAAGCGATTACTCAAGCTATTGAAGCAGCTATTGCAGATGCTCGTGTGAAACATGGTGCCAAAGTTCCGGCCCAACCTAAAACACCAATCCACGATGGCGATGGCTACACGCCTGGTGGTAAAGAATACGGCCCTGAATGTAAAGGTCATTACGTGTTCAACGCGTCTCAATCCATGAAATTCAAGCCAGAAGTAGTCGACCTTCAAGGTCAGCCACTTACTGAACCTGGCCAAGTATATTCTGGCATGTATGCCAACGTATTGGTTAACTTCTATTTCTATAACAATCAATCATCTGGTATCTCCGCCGGTTTAGGTCCTGTACAAAAGGTACGTGATGGTGAACCTCTTGGAGGTGGCCAACCGGCATCCGCTGCATCCGTATTCGGAGCGCCTCAAGGTAGCGCGGCAACTGTATTCGGTGGTGCTGAAGCCGTTCCAGCTATCAACCCTGTAACTGGCCTTCCAATGTAATAGGTGGCCATTATGGTCCATCTTAGTATTGACATAGAGACGTTTTCGTCTAATGACATCGGCGCAGGTGTATACAAATATGTCGAAGCGGAGGATTTTTCAATCCTCCTATTCGCGTATGCGTATGACTTTGGTCAGGTTGAAGTTGTGGATCTAGCACAGGGCGAAACAATACCTGATGAGGTGATTGCAGACCTCCAAAATCCGGATGTCATTAAACATGCCTATAACGCACTGTTTGAAATCACCTGTCTAAACAAGGCCGGATATGTCACTCCATTACGTCAATGGCACTGCACGATGATACACGGAGCCTATTTAGGGTATCCTATGGGCCTTGCTAAGTTAGGCGTGGCTTTAGGATTACCTCAAGATAAATTAAAGGATAAAGCCGGTAAAGCTTTAATCCGATATTTTAGTATTCCATGTAATCCGACCAAGTCGAACGGCGGTCGAACTCGTAACCTACCACACCATGAGCCTGAAAAGTGGCGAACCTATGTCGAGTACAACAGACAAGACGTAGTGACAGAGATGGAATGCCATAAACGGCTCGCATCGTTTCCTGTACCTGATGAAACGTGGAACGATTGGTACATCGATATTGAAATCAATAACCGCGGTGTACTTATCGACCATGACCTCGTCCTCGGAGCCCTTTGCATCGATGAAGAAAACACCAATATTCTTACAAAGGAAGCACAGGAAATCACACGCTTGGCCAATCCTAATTCTACGCAAGCACTCCTCAATTGGATTAACACCAATACAGGGGCAAACCTTCCTAATTTAACTAAGGATACAGTTGACGGCGCTCTCAAGAGTGATATTAACCAGGTGGCCAAACGAGTGCTTACCTTACGTAAGAAGCTGGCCAAGTCCTCTGTATCAAAGTACGTCAAGATGGAAGAGTCCTGGGGATCAGATTATCGCCTCAGAGGCGTGTTACAGTTCTACGGAGCCAATCGTACTGGACGATGGGCCGGACGGCTTATACAGGTCCAAAACCTACCAAGAAACTACATTGAAACGCTCGATGTCGCACGCTCCCTCGTGACACATCGTAATCGTGTAGGGCTCGAGCTCTTATATGGAGATGTAGCTGATACGCTCTCACAATTAATACGTACGGCTATTATCGCCCCAGAAGGTAAGACATTATGCGTGGCTGACTTCTCCGCCATTGAAGCACGAGTTATCGCCTGGCTAAGCGGTGAGCAGTGGCGTCAACAGGTATTCGCCAATGATGGCGATATCTACTGCGCCTCGGCATCCTCGATGTTTGGTGTCCCTGTAGTGAAACACGGCGAAAACGGACACCTACGGCAAAAGGGTAAGGTCGCAGAATTAGCCCTTGGATATCAAGGAGGCGTCAACGCATTAAAGGCTATGGGAGCCCTTGATATGGGGCTAGCAGAAGAGGAACTTCCGGACATTGTCAGATTATGGCGGGAAGCATCACCACGTATTCGCGATTTATGGTACCAAGTCGAAAACGCTGCAGTGTACACCGTAACCACAGGCAACCCTATGGGTCTTGACCACGGAATCATATTTCGTTTAGAAATTGATCCGATATATGGCTATCGCTACATGACGATAGAGTTACCAAGCGGGCGGAAGTTATTCTACCCAGGCGCGTATATCAAGGAAAACCAATTCGGTAAGGACGCCGTCCATTTCAAGGCGCAATTTAATAACGCCTGGGTGGATGACAGCACGTATGGTGGAAAACTTGTAGAAAACATTACGCAAGCCGTAGCTCGAGACTGCCTGGCTGTAACGTTGAGAAGATTAACGATAGCGGGTTATCCGATTACTATGCACATTCACGATGAAGCGGTTATGGAAATCCCTTCCGAGGGTAAGGAAGAAACCCTTGATAAGGTTAACGCTTTATTTGGGGCTCCGATTCCCTGGGCTGAAGGGTTACACCTATCCGCCGCCGGATTCACCAGTGATTATTATATGAAGGATTAGAAAGGGCGTTGGCCATATGATTAACGATAAAAAACTAATAATTAGCGTAGGCCAAAGTCGCACGTCTAAACAATGGATTCAAACGGAGCTGATGTGGTCCGAGTTCATCGAACGGCTTCGTACACCGCAACGTACTACGGAGACAGTGGAACAGTATCATCAACTGCCAAAGTCTGCACAGGCTAAACTAAAGGACATCGGCGGGTTTGTCGGTGGTAGCTTAATCGGTCTCCAACGTAAGGCGATTAACGTCACCGGTCGTGACCTTATCACCCTTGACCTTGATGCTATTGAGCCTGGCCAAACGGATAATGTAGTGCGTACAGTGAACAGTTTGGGTATGGCGTATGCCGTGTATAGTACTCGTTCACACACACCACACCGACCACGGTTACGGGTAGTCATTCCAACCGACCGCACCATGACGCCTGATGAGTACGAGCCAATCGCTCGTAAGGTGGCCAGTTTAATCGGTATCGGCATGATGGACTCGACTACGTTCGAAGCTTCAAGGCTCATGTACTGGCCAGGATGTTCTAGCGATGCACAATATGTATTCAGATTTGCAGATAAGCCGTTCTTATCGGCTGACGGCATCCTGGCTGAGTATGCCGATTGGCGGGACGTGGTGTCATGGCCACAGGTTCCTGGTTCAGAGACTTCGGTGAGAGTGAAACAGCTTCTTACGAAGCAGCAGGATCCGTTATCCAAGCATGGTATCGTAGGGGCCTTTTGTCGGCAGTACGGTATCCGTGAAGCAATCGATACGTTCTTACCTCACGCCTACGCTTACGTTGATGGTTCTAACGACCGTCTAACCTACGTCGAAGGTTCTACCATCGGCGGTGCGGTGATATATGACGATGATAAGTTCTTATACTCGCATCACAATACGGATCCGTGTGGTGGCCAACTCGTGAACGCGTTCGACCTGGTTCGACTTCATAAGTTCCATGACCTCGACGAGACGGCCAAGGACGGCACACCACCGCATAAGATGCCATCGTTCCTTGCGATGAGTAAGCTAGCCTTTGAGGACTCAGAGGTGGCCATCAGTATCCAACAGGAGCGTGCACGTGAGTCCGCTACGAACGTGTTCCAAGAATCGATAAGTAATACTAATACTACCGATGTAACCGACCTTGACGCCAACGCTATGCTCGAGACGGAATGGATGAAGTCCGCCGGCCTCAAATATAGCGATAATAATACTGTGCTTAAGAAAACTCGTGATAATATCCTTAAGATTTTAACGCATGACCCGGCCATCAAGGGACGTATCGCATATGATAAGTTCGGTAGTCGGTATATGGCCATGGGTGCCTTACCATGGGCCCTATCGGAACACGGTAAACGTATTTGGACTGATACCGATGATAGTGGTATCCAGTGGTACTTAGAAAACCGCTTCGATATCACCGGCAAGGATAAAGTCCTTGATAGCGTGTTACTGATAGCGAAACAAAACGCATTCAACCCGGTGACCGATTATCTAGATAGTCTTACCTGGGACGGTGTGGAACGCTTAGATACAATCTTCATCGATTACCTGGGCGCAGAGGATAACGTGTATACCCGTGCGGTAGGTCGCAAGGCCTTCGTAGCTGCAGTAGCACGTGCTTACGAGCCTGGATGCAAGTATGACACCATGCCGGTATTAGTCGGAGCCCAAGGAATTGGGAAATCATCTCTTATTCGATTAATGGGCAAGGATTGGTACGCTGATGGGCTTAATACTTTTGATGGTAAAGAAGCTGCAGAAAGCATCCAAAATAGTTGGTTAGTTGAAGGCGGTGAAATGGCCGGATACTCTAAGGCGGAAGAAAATGCATCGAAACAATTCTTATCACGCCAGGTCGACGTATTCCGTAAGGCGTATGGTCGTCGAACTGAGGAATACCCACGCCAATGTGTGTTCTTTGGTTCCACTAACCAACACGAGTTCTTAAAGGACATCACAGGCAACCGCAGATTCTGGCCAATTCAATTAGGTCTAAAGAAACCAACGAAAAACGTATTTAAGAATTTACCTGGTGAGGTGGATCAGCTGTGGGCGGAAGCCAAAGCTAGATACCGCCAAGGGGAAAGCTTAATTATTGAAGATAATGAGGAAGTACTTCGCCTTGCAAATTTAGCACGTGAAAGCCATATGGAAGGAAATGCTAAAGCAGGTGTGGTAGCTGAGTTCTTGAAACAGAAAGTACCAGAAAACTGGAGCACAATGTCGCCTAAAGCACGGGATATGTTTATGTCGGGTACACATGCGGTACCTGGACAGGTGTTAGTGTTCCGTGGCAGGGTGTGCGCTGCAGAAGTATGGGTTGAATGTTTTGGGCGTCCGCTATCCTGGATGAAGAAGTCAGATAGCCGGGAGCTTAATCAGATTTTAGATAACATTCCATTCTTAATGAGGTTTGATTCGATGAAAAAATTTGGGCCTTATGGAGCCCAAAGAGGATTCTCAATTATACCCGGATTGATGTAATTTTCGAAGGTAACATTCCTGAAAATACCCCCATATTCTCAAAAAGAATGTTACCTGAGAATGTTACTATGTTACCCGAATGTTACCAGAATGTTACCTAGAATGTTACCTAGAATGTTACCCTAACAAACCTAGTGTTTATCTATATTTATAGTACTTATTATATATAAAGGTAACATTTATATATATATGTAGTAGAAATATATATATTTAAGTACGTTATAGGGGTTAAACGGGGTTAAATAGGGTATGTATCTATATGTAAAGAAAAAAAGTGTAACTTTGTTACCTTGCGTAAATGATAATCTCAAAATGGAGGTGTGATAGATGCTTGAAAAACAAATCGAACAGAAACTCGTTCGGGGTGTTAGAGAGTTGGGCGGTAAGGCCTATAAGTTTGTATCGCCTGGCAACGTCGGAGTGCCTGATCGGATTGTGATATGGCCAGATGGTACAGTCCAATTCGTGGAACTTAAAACGACCCGAGGTCGGCTAAGCCAACTACAGGATGTGCAGTGCAAGAAACTATTGAGCCTACTGCAGACCGTTTACATCCTATACGGCCCTGAAGCCGTTAAGGACTACCTAACGAATGAAGGTGGTATTCATGGCGAGAGTTCCATGTAAGAACTGCACCAGGCGTACACCTGGATGTCATGGACGGTGTCCATCGTATAGCTTGTACAAAGTATTGAGCAAATACGAAAAGGCGAAGGACCATGACGATACCGATGTGCAGTCATACATCATGACAAATGTGCGAAAGATTCGGCATAAGATGCAAAAGGCAAAATACGGATGCACGGTTAAGGATCAGGAGGTGATGCCGTATGATATTCAAGCCACATCCCTATCAAGATTACTGTATTTCACGAGTGATTAAGCAACAAAAGATAGGACTGTTCTTGGATATGGGTTGAATGGTTTAGGAAAAACCATCATAACCCTATCCGCTATCTACCAGTTGAAATACAACTACTTCCAGGTTAAGAAGGTGCTTATCATAGCACCTAAGAAAGTGGCGGAAGCCACCTGGCAACGTGAAGCGGCCAAATGGGACGGCGTTGGTATTCTTAGAATATCCACCGTATTAGGCCCCTTAAAGAAACGCGTACAAGCATTAAATACACCAGCGGATATCTACATCATTAATCGCGAGAATGTCTCGTGGTTGGTTAGCTACTATAAGAACGCCTGGCCATTTGATATGGTGGTAGTCGATGAATCGAGTTCTTTTAAATCACATCGTGCCAAACGATTCAAGGACTTATCAAACATGTACAACCATATCAACCGTATGGTGCTGTTAACCGGCACACCATCACCGAATGGGTTGATTGACCTATGGGCCCAGGTCTATTTATTAGACCGTGGCCAAACATTAGGGAAGACATACACAGCATTTAGGGAACATTATTTTGACCCGGACCAACGAGGCCGCGATGTGATCTACAGTTACAAGCCAAAGGCAAATACAGATGATGCGATTATGTCAGCCATAGCGCCTTTATGTATTTCTATGAAGGCTAGCGATTACTTAGACCTATCACCGATTGTATACGATACGGTGCCGGTGGTGTTAGATTCTAAAGCGAAGAAAGCATATGAAAGCATGGAACGTGACGCTGTCCTTGAAGTATTTGGAGCAGATGAGGAAATCACCGCCATGAGTGCGGCTGCTTTATCCAACAAACTCCAACAGTTGGCCAACGGTGCCGTGTATGATGATGAACGGAATGTCCATGAAATCCATGATTGTAAAATAGAAGCCTTCATGGAACTTATCGAACAGCTACACGGTAAGCCGGCGTTAGTGTTCTATAACTTCAAACATGATTGTGCCAGGTTGAAGGAAGCCCTAGCAAAAACGGATCTGCGTGTACGAGAATTAAAAGGCGCCGATGAAGAGTTCGATTGGAACGCCGGCAAGATTGACGTACTACTAGCACATCCCGCATCAACTGCCTATGGGCTTAACTTACAAGACGGCGGTAATCATGTGATATGGTTCGGGCTTAACTGGAGCCTAGAGCTATATCAACAAGCGAACAAGCGTTTGCATCGTCAAGGGCAAAATGAAAAGGTAATCATCCATCATCTTATATCCGTAGGTACACGGGATGAGGATATGATGGAAGCCTTAGAGAAGAAAGACGAAGCACAAGAATATGTCCTTCAATCGTTGAAGGCACGGATTGATAAATATGTGAAAGGATAACATTATGAGCAGAATTTGTAAGACCTGTGGAAGCCTATTCAAGGCTAAAGGTAACGAGCAAGAATGCCCTACCTGTAAGGAAGGGTTCAACGATATCATGGATATCATCAAGGGACGAGACAGAACGGAGACAGTAAAAGACAGTAAAAAGACAGAAGCGCCACCTACTACACCAGAGCCATCCCCTAAGATGACTACTTGTAAGGTGTGTGGTAAGGAGTTCGAACAAACGGGCAAAGGTCGACCTGCTGTCAACTGTCCAGAATGTCGAGAAGCCTTGAAACATGAACCAAAGGCAACAGTTAAGGTGAAACCTACTGAGTCCAAACCTAAAGCACAGCCAACAGTATCCGTAGCTACGGATGAGGATAAAGCTAAGCAGTATGGCAAGATTGAGGTTAAGCCGGAAGTAACAGAAACACCTACAATAGATGTACCTATTGTTGATGGTACGCTTAACGAGACGATGAACGATGCGGTGCATCATCCACAGCATTACACATTACCGGGGCTAACCATTGAAAGTGTTGACGTCATTCGTGCGGTATTGACGCCAGAAGAGTTCAAAGGATGGTGCAAGGGTAACGCATTAAAGTATTCCCTTCGAGCAGGTCGTAAGGATCCGACGAAAGAAGTTCAGGACCTAGCGAAGGCGGGCGTGTTCTTAAGTTGGATTACCGGGGAGTAGCCTATGCATACCAGTGCAAGCTTCGAGAAACTGCTACACGACCACGGGCATTACCTGGATGACTTATACATAATCACTGTTCGATATGTTAACTACTTGGAGGAACAGTACGAGATAGCATATGTGCGAAGCGAAGAAGTCATCCGCGAATATAAGGAAGCTGGTAATGACCAGTTCGATGATAAGACATATTCGTATCCGTGGTATCACGATGAGCGATGGGACGAAGCTATTGATACATTGGAAGCAATAGAAGATGAAGTCGATGAGCTATACAAGATTGTAGAAGGGATGGATTACATATGACACAGGATAGTATTGATAGGATGTGAACGTATGGGTAAGCGTACGAGTAAGGGGACACATCCTGGAATAAGTAAACTGCAAAGGCTGATGGATAGCCATAGGCGATTAACCGACGTCGAGATGCACTTGCAACGCCTGGAGCAAGAAGCACGAAGTGAGTACCCTATCACCGAAGAGCAACAGCTAAATCTTAAGACGGCGTATCGTGATTTGCTTGATGAGTCAAGGCGACTATCAAGGGAACGATATGAACTATGGGCTATCATCCATCAAGTGCCGAGCGATTGTGAGCGTACATTCCTTGAATATCGCTACTACTTTGGCCTTGGCATGAAGGACGTCATTGAGGCAATGCATTACAGCGAGCCCCAGATCTACCGCATACGTAAGATGGCTGTCAAGTCTTTTTGCAAACTTTTTGAAAATTTCTAAAACATGATATGAAATGATAGTTGCACTTTGTGTTACCTTATGTGTGTGGATACGGAAACGAGCGCCGTGTCCACGCACTGTAGGGTAGTTCATAGTGATACCTTTCATGTACTTACACTTCTCTCCTGGGCAGTAGCCCAAACATGAAGCGAAGCATTGAGGACTACGAACAACCGCGTAGTCCTTTTTGTTAGCTTTAATTAGAAAAGAAATACCCTAAATACATTTGAAATTATTTTTAAAATTTTTGAAACAAAAAGGTACTTCCTCGACGGAAAATCGCCGGTGGTCGCCTCCGCGCGATGTTTGTCCGCATGTGAAAAATTTTTTCAAGTAGAAAGTACCCTACCAATAGACACTTACGGAAGGAGGTCCAAAAATGGCCACGGAAAGACCCAAAGTCAAGTTCGATGACAATGGCGAGATCATTGTCACCACAAAAGTGCTATGCCAAATACTGGACCTCGGTCCGGAAATGATATCACGCCACAATCGTGCAGGTATGCCGAAGGTGGCAACGGGTTGGTGGAACGTTCGCGAAGTTCTTGTATGGCTTGGCATGTCCAAGGATAAGGATGGCACGAAATCCGCTGCTCAAAGAAAACTTGAAGCCGAAGCCGACTATAAGGAAGCCAAAGCGAAACGCGAAAAGCGAATGAACGAAGTTCTTGAAGGCCAGTACATTTCGGTCGAAGATGTAACTCGTGAATGGACTGGACGCGTTAACGAATTGAAATCATCCCTTGGGCTGTTACCCAAAGCGGTTAGCAAAGAATTTCCAGATGCAGAAACAAGGGTGATTGTAGAGAGGACGGTGAATGAGTGTGTCAACGAGTACCTTGAAAGTTACGCGCGCGACGGCGTCTACACGAAAACGAAGAAAAAATAATTCTAAAAATTCAGAGAATCCGAATAAACAATGTCATTACAATTCATCACAAGATTCTAGTACATCGTTTACGTGGACAGCCCAAGAGCTCGCAGCCTTCAAGCCTCCGGAGCGGTACACCGTTTCCACATGGGCCGATAAGTTCAGAGTACTCCCAAGCACTAGCGCAGAACCCGGACCCTGGCACACGCACCGCACTCCATATTTAAGAGAACCTATGGATATGCTTAACAACGATTTGATTGAATCGATTGTACTGTGCTTCGGTGCACAGATTGGTAAGACGGAAGCTGAACTCAACATGATAGGGTTCGCGCTTCATCAATCTAAGGCACCGGTAATGATGGTATATCCAACAGACATGCTGGCAAAGTTCAATAGCGACAAACGTGTTCAGCCAATGATCACGAATACGGAACCTTTGGCCAAGATGTATGACGAAAACGCTAGTTCTAAGTTAGAGCTCAACTTCAATACAGGAAACTACATGGTATTGTCTGGTGCTAACTCTCCATCGAGTCTAGCGTCAAGGGCTATCAAGTATGTGTTCTTCGACGAAGTTGACAAGTACCCAGTATTCTCGGGGAAGGAAGCGAATCCAATTAAGTTGGCAACGGAACGTACTAAAACGTTCGTTGATGCCAAACACGTGATGGTATCAACTCCAACAGTTGAAAATGGCAATATCTGGACCGCTTTCAAACAAGCTCACGCACAGAAAGAGTACTATGTACCGTGCCCACACTGTGGTGAGTATCAAAAGCTCGTGTTCAAACAGATTAAATGGCCCGATGAGGCTAAAGGCAATAAGGACCGCATCAGGGACACCGCCTATTATGAATGCGTGCATTGTAAGAAAGCGATACACGATAAGCACAAAATGGATATGCTTCGTAACGGAGAATGGCGAACCGAAAACGAGCCCGATTGTCGAGTGCGTTCGGTTGGATACCACTTATCGTCCTTATACTCTCCATGGATAGCCTTTGGGAAAGTTGCGTATGAGTTCTATACTTCAAAAGACTTTCCGGACCAATTTATGAACTTTATCAACTCATGGCTAGCTGAACCTTGGCGAAGCGCTAAGACTAAGAGTACGCAAACGCTACATTTCACGGAATCAACGTATGGCCGAGGTGTAGTGCCGGATAAGGCCACGCTACTTATTGCAAGCGTTGACGTACAGCTTGACCACTTCTGGTGGGAGGTTAGGGCATACGCACCAGGCGTTAAGTCCTATCTCATCGATTATGGCCAGGCTAGTACATGGGATGACTTAGAGGAGATCCTAGTCAACAGGGAATACCCAACGGAGTATGGCGAACCCCGGCAAGTAATGAAGGCGGGCATTGACTCAGGCTTCAGAACTGACGAGGTGTATCAATTCTGTGCAAGGTTCCCTGAAATATGTATTCCGCTCAAAGGCTCGTCTAATCACAAGACACTAACGGCGCCGTACTCAATGTCAAGCGTTGAGAAGGGCGTTATTGGGGGCCTTAAATTGTACGTCCTTAACACGGATTACTGGAAGGACTTCATATTTGCGCGGATGGTACGGCCAACTGATGAGGTCGGCACAATCCATCTGTTCAAGGATTGTCCACAGGAATATACCGACCATCTCCGGTCGGAGGAAAAACAAGAAATCCGCAATGTGAAAACCGGGGAAGTTACGGTGCAGTGGAAACCACTTACCGGGCATCCTACGAATCACTTGCTTGATACATGTACATACAATGCTGCGGTTGCAGACATTGCAGGGGTGAAGTACTTAACTGAACCCGAAGAATATGAAGAATCCAATCCTGTCACCGAGGATATCGACTACGGAGTAGGAATGGGTAATACGAACCATTGGTTTAGATAAGGAGGTGAACCATGAGCGATGTAAACGAACAATTGGATCGCATCCGTGAGGTTATCGAGGATATCGAAACAAAAGGATATTCTGAGTTACAGATTGGCGGTAAGCGGTTCAAAGCGATTGACCTTCCTGTGTTATATGCACGCGAACAAACGTTAATGCAACGTGTTCATGAGGAAGCGAACGGCTTCCAAAGTGATGCATACGTGACATGGGGTGGACGATGAATATCTTAGATAAGGTAATCGGTTGGGTTAGCCCTGAGAGGGCGCTTAATCGTATAGCAGCACGAGAGGCCATCCGCCAATATGATGCGGCGTCAATGGACCGATTGAGTAGCGACTGGCAACCTGCTTATGGCACCGCCGAACAGTTGGCCACCGGTGCACGTGACCTTATTCGAGGTCGGGCTCGTGCAGCTGAAATGAATAGTGACCTGGCTGAGTCTGTAGTTACAGCGCTGATCCGCAACGTAATAGGCGCTGGGATTAAGCCACAGGCAAAGGTAAGAAGCGGTAAAGGTAAGTTAAATACGAACCTTAACAACAAAATCGAAAAGGCCTGGGCAAAATGGACAGAAGCAGAAAATGCGGACGTCCGAGGGATGTCTAACTTTTACGAATTGCAGTCTATCGCGCTACGACGGATGCTGTATGATGGCGAGATTCTAGTCAACAAAACCGCACAAGGCGAATACCTGCCACTATCAATCCAATTGATTGAGGCAGAGAATATCGGAGCGGTTAGCCTACAACATGGCAAGAATAACATCATCAACGGCGTGGAGGTTAACGAATATGGGAGACCGGTTGCGTATCACGTATATCAAAGCGATCCAATGGGGTTACGCAGTTTCGACGCATTACGGCTAACCACTAACCAGGCGTTCTTATTGTTTAAGCCAACTCGAACCTCGCAACTTCGAGGGATGAGCCACCTGGCATTAGTCCTTCGTCGTATCCACGATATTGACGAATATATGGATGCAGACCTAATAGCTGCACGTGTATCAGCATGTTATAGCGCGTTCATTACCTCTCAAAATTCTGCACGTCAAACGGCGATGCTACCACGGGATAGTAAAGGACGGCCTAACATGACATTAGCACCAGGCATGGTTAGACACCTTAGTCCTGGTGAATCCATTGAGTTCGCAGACCCTAAACGTAATGCCGGGACTGCGAGTGAATACTCGGCAACTCAGACACGGAGAATTTCCTCCGGTCTAGGAATGAGCGCGGATATCGTGGCTCGTAATATATCAGGTAACTTCTCAGCGGCAAGGCAAAATCTGTTAGAGGACCAAAAGACCTTCCGACAATGGCAAGAATTTGTTATCGCACACTTTTGCATGCCGATTTGGAAAGCCTTTATTGACGCAATGTACTTAGCGGGTGAACTACCATCTGACTACTTGGCGAATAAGGACAAGTACCAAGAAGTATCTTGGCTTGCACCAGGTTGGTCGTGGATAGACCCAGTTAAGGAAGTTAACGCCAATAAGGAAGCTATCAAATCTGGCCTTACAACCTTAGAGGATGTGTGCGCAGCATCTGGGCGTGATTGGGAAGAAGTTCTTGAACAACGGAAACTTGAACAGGATAGAGCCAAGGAGCTCGGGGTGTTACTAGATTATTCCAGTGAGTTGCAACCATTGATGGACCCAGATAGTGACGATAACGTCCAACAATCACAGGAAGGAGCTGATGGCTAGAAATGGACGAAAACGAAAAACGTAGCGTTCAGGGTAATTATTGCCGTGAATCTACGATTGACCAAGTCGACTCCGACAATCGGACGGTAGAACTTTCCTTCTCCTCCGAAACGCCATACGGCCGTTGGTTCGGCGATGAAATCCTTTGCCATGATGAAGAATGTATCAATCTCGATAGATTTAAAGATGGCTTAGGCACTGTGCTATTCAACCATGATCGTGGTGCGGTCGTGGGGCACATCGAAAAGGTGTGGATTGAAGACAATCGAGGTAAAGCGCTAGTACGCTTTGACGAGGACGAACAATCCGACGCCATATTTAAGAAAGTCCAATCCGGAACACTTCAAGGTGTTAGCGTAGGATACGCTATTAACCGCTATGAAGTGCTCGAAGATGATAGTACGACATCCACGAATGGCCGTTTCACCGGTCCGGCATACGTCATCACAGATTGGGAACCTTTAGAAATCAGCATTGTATCCGTACCTGCAGACCCTACGGTCGGTGTAGGGCGCAGTGCAGATGATATTCAAATTCATACAAGTATTGACACACAGGAGGAAAACAAAGGTATGGATGAAAAAGAAAAATTGACTGAAACTCCAGAAGTGAAATCCGCTCCAGTTGAAGGCGGTATCACAAAGGAACAATTGGCAAAAGCTATGGAAGAAGAACGTAAACGTACTTCCGAAATTACAGCTATGTTCCGCGACTTCGATGTTGAAGGCGCAGACGAAGCAATCGTATTGGGCAAATCCGTTGACGAAGCACGTGCAATGGTAATGGACCAATTACGTGCACGTAACGCAGGCGTGTCCGTTAAAATGGGCGAATCTGAATCCGATAAATTCCGCGCAGCTGCACAAGACGCAGTATTAATGGCGGCAGGTATTCGTGTAGATGAACCAGCACCAGGCGCTAACGAATTACGCGCGCACTCCTTGGTTGAATTGGCACGTGAAGCATTACAACGTGAAGGCCTTCGTGCTAACTTTGGCGATAACTTGGAATTGGCTCGTGAAGCTATTAACTCTACATCCACATTCCCTGCTATCATGTCCAACTTGGCAAATAAATCTGTAATGAATGGCTTTAACGAAGCAGAAACTACTTACCAATTATGGGCAGGTAAAGGCTCTAACCGCGACTTCAAGGAAGCTACTCGCGTAGCATTGTCTGAAGCAGGTGATTTGGAATTAGTTCCAGAAGGTAGCCAATTCAAAGCTATGACATTCAAGGAAGCTTCCGCGCGTACCAAAGTCGCTACTTACGGCAAATTGTTCAGCTTAACACGTCAAGCTATCATCAACGATGACCTTGGTATGTTCTCCGCTATCGCAACTCGTTTCGGTTCTGCAGCTAAACGTTTGGTCAATAAAATGGTATACGCACAATTGACAGGTGACGTAGTAATGGACGATGGCGTTGCATTGTTCAACAGCAAACATGGTAACGTTGCATCCACTGGAGAAGCATTATCTGTAAAAGCTATTGCTAAAGCAGTAACTGCTATGCGCCGTCAAAAGGGTATCCAAGGCACCGCTACACTTAATATCACACCTAAATATTTAATCGTTCCACCTGAACTTGAAATGGTAGCATACCAACTCATGAACTCCACTGCGGATGTGACAGGTGTTAACTCTGGTGTGGTTAACCCATACAAAGGTCGATTCACTGTAATCGCTGATGCAGAAATCACTGATCCAGATGCATGGTACCTGGTAGCAGATGCAACTCAACACGATACAATCGAAACTACATTCTTGAACGGCGTAGAAGCTCCACGCTTAGAAACTCGTCAAGGCTTCGATGTAGATGGTATCGAATATAAAGTTGCATTGGATGTAGGCGTACGTGCACTTGACTTCCGTGGTCTATACAAAAACGCTGGTAAATAATTAGGGGGTAACGATATATGATGACACAATTCGTACAAGAAACAGACCGCATTGACATTACTGCAACTGCAGAAGTCAAAGCAGGTAACATCGTAGAAGCTGGTGCACTTCATGGTGTAGCTATCACTGATTTAAAAGTCGGTGAAGTCGGCGCCATTAAAGTAACCGGCGTGTTCAAAGTAACTGCGGATAAAGCAGATACTTTTGCAGTCGGTGATGTAGTTAACTTCTTGACAGATAAGGCTGTAAAAACTGGCGGTAAACCATTAGGTATCGCGGTAGCTCCAAAAACTGCTGCACAAGATACAGTTACCGTTATGCTAGTGCAAGCTGTCAAAGTTGGCGCGTAGTCAATAGCTATATTATGAGGAGAACGGGGGCCACATGCCCCCGTTAAACCTATGAGGTACAAATATGTATACATACGATGAAAACGTCCTCCTGGGGGCATTTGGTGAGAAAATCACATATGAAGGTAAGGCCATCAAGGCGAGCGTGGAAATCGGTGAGTACGATGGCAAGGGCTCCGGGTTCGTAACTGGATTAGCTGATAAAGCTATGATTTGGGTACGAACTAAGGACATACCATTACCAAAGGCGAAAGATGAAATCTACATCCACGGCAAGAAGTGGTACGTGGACCATATCTCTGATAGTGATGATAAGATGCATTGCCTTGAAATCGTGGCCAACGTAAGGACGGTGAGACCATGAGTAATGAGCCTATCACTATTAATGATGGGGCTACACCGTACCTTGAATTTATCGCTAAGACAAAACCAGATTGGATGCGTAAGGCGATGAAGTCGATGGGATTCATGATGTCCAAGGCTATCAAGGAAGGCATTAAGTCCGGAGCGCCTGGAGGTAAGAAGTATGCTAGCTTCATGCCACCGGCTATGCGGGCGCAACTCGAAGCAGCATTCGGCGCCAAAGTTCGAAGAGCTTATCGGAAAGGCGGAAAAGCTGACCGAGAGGGATGGACACATAAGTCTCGTGATGAGCTCCTCGCGAGTGGCGTAAAAGCCGGTACCATTGGATATACTCCACTCGGCAAGATGTACCGAGCGGTAGGGTATCAGTACGACGCAAAGTCTGAATCGGTCAAGGTTGGATGGTTATCTAATTCTGCTAAGAAATTAGGGGAACAGATAGAGAAGGGCTACACCAAGGAAATAACAGAGAACATGCGTAAGAAATTATTCGCGCATGGGTTCCAGTTGGCCAAGGGGAAAACGACCTTCACCATTAAACCTCGTGAAACCTTCGGGCCGATGCGCAACGCCCTTCAACCTAAACTCGTACCGTTCCTTGAAAAGAAAATCGGTGAGTACGCCCTCGGTAATACCTCATGGGGCTCCAGTAATCGAGTATACAAAGTGAGGTAGCTATGCAAACAATTCCACTCGCAGTGATTGCGAATCGTTGGGTTGAGGCTATTAAGGACAATGATCATATCAATGAGTTTTGTCAAGCAAAGTACGGTAAAGACCTATCCATATTTGTAGGGTATGACGATGCAGGGGCTCCCCTCGAAGAGGATTGCCCATGCGTTATAGTCCTTATGGATAGTAAGTCCGAAGGGCTTGCGGATTCCTATTCGTATACACTCCAACTCGTATGGGGCGTACATCGGAAGGAAGCGGAGCGTAATGGCCGTGTCATTACCTATACAGGGGCCTTTGAAACCGATGAACTTGGCCAGCTACTCATTGAATGTATTATGGCCGTCAACCCTAATTATCCAGTCATTAACATTGACTATGAAACGGATAATGTATCGTGGCGCCCTGTGTATCCAGGAAAGGCCACATTCACAATAGAAATACCGCACGTAATCGGCGGTCACGTTGAATATTAATAGGAGGATAACATGGCAGTAGCTAAACGTGCGCAAGGCGCACAATCCAAATTAACAATGGCTTTTGAGACTGACTTTGGCGTTACACCGTCCACCGGTGGCGTGGTTATGCCAATCATTAGCTCCTCTTTAAAAGCAAGCCAAAATCTAAATGATTCTAATGTAATTCGTGGTACACGTAATCCTGCGGCACCTAGCCGAGGTAACATCGATGCATCCGGTAGTATTACACCTCCAGTCGATGTAATCGGTTTCGGATATTGGTTGAAATTAGCCTTTGGCGCGCCTACTTCCACAGCCGGTGCAGGTTCCGCGCATAAGCATGTGTTCAAAATCGGTCCGGATATGCCATCCGCTACATTCGAACAAGGCTATAAGGATATTAGTACATACCAACAATTCAGCGGCGTGCGTATGAACAAAATGGCGCTTAACTTCGGCGGTGACTCCGAGTTAACAGCCACTATCGATGTGATGGGCTGTAAGGAAACGATGGCAGCAGTGCCATTCGATACAGCACCTACTCAAATTGCATTTACGCCATTTGAAAACCTCGAAGCCACAATCAAAGAAGGCGGTGTGACAGTCGCTAACGTATTGTCCCTAAGCCTTAACATTGATTTCGGCTTGGATGGGGATTCCTATGCTATCGGTAATAAAGGGTTCCGTACCTATATCGATACAGGTATTGTCGGTGTATCTGGCACATTGAAAGCGTTCTTCCAAAATATGGACCTATTGAACAAAGCCGTAAATGGTACAGAATCTAGCCTTGAATTGACGCTCACCAAAGGCACTAACTCTTTGGTTATCAAATTACCTGAATTGATTTACGAACGTAACTCCCCAGGTATTGATGGTCCTAAAGGCGTTAACATCGAAATGCCATTTAAAGCATACTACGGTGATGATTCTGAAGAATCCGCCGTGCTATTCGAATTAACTAATACGCAAGCAGCGTATTAATAGGAGGTAACTATGAAGATTCAAGGTAAGGAACTAAAAGCAAGAGCCCTCACATGGTCTGAACGTGAAATGTTGATTAAAGCAGGATTGGACTTCGTATATTGTCCAGTCGAAGAAGATGATCAGCTAGCAGGTATCATTCGTAGCCGTGACATTATGCGGTTCATCTTGATGGATGTATATGGCCTCAGTGATGAGGACCTTAATACTGTATCTGATAAGGAAGCTATGGACTTTGCCGGCAAAGTTATCACAGCTACATTCCAGGTACAAGACGCTACAGAAAAAAACTAAAAGAGGTGTGGGGGTGGATGTCCTCTGACCGGCCGAAGTATTGCCAAGGGTGTAGGGAGTTACAATCCGCCACCCGGCAGTCCTTCGACTGTTCGGAGTGTGAATACAATCCTCCGCACCTATTATTTGGCACGAAATTGGCTATGAAACTGTATACCCTATCACGCAGTCAACGCATATATCACACAGGAGGGCTAGCCGGATTCGATTATCCGGCCATCCGCACCGTTGCGGAAATGAACAATATCAATCTGGGTCCGATGTTGTTCAATCTCATGTGGATATTAGAGGGCTTAGAAATGGAGGCGATGAATAAGGATGTCGAATAACGTAGTAGATATCGTAGTGCAACTGACCGATAAGAATACGCAAGCCGGTTTAGAGAAAATCGCAGCCGCCTCTAAGGGTACAGTTGCAGAGCTAGCAAAATTAAAGACTGAAATGTTGACCATTGGAGCCGGTGCAGGTATCACCGGTCTAGGTTCAAAGCTTGCCAAAGAGGCGCTCGATTGGAACTTGTCTGTTAAGAAAATGCAGTCCTTGACCGGTGCCACCGCGGAACAGGCTAGTACTTTTATATCCGTGGCCAACTATATGGGCGTAGCGACTGACGTAAGCACTACGGCATTTGCCAAGTTTGCGAAGGCAGTATCCACCGCTCAAGATAAAATGCAAACAGCCTCCGCAGAGGGGAAACTGGCAACCGATATGTTCAGTCGGTTAGGGATTAGTATTGATCAGATTCAAGGGAAGAACACTCTTGAAGTATTCCAGATTATCCAGGAACGCCTCAGAGGTATGAAGGACGGCGCCGAGAAAACACGCGTCGAAATGGAATTATTCGGTAAGACGGGCTACCAACTCCACGGCATGCTGAATATGTCCGCAGAGGCGATGAAGCAAGTTGAGGACCGTGCCCGTGCCATGGGTCTTATCATTGACGATGAAGCGGCTAAGAAATCGGCGCAGTTCAATCGCCAATTAAAGGACATGGAACAGACCGGTAAGCGTTTGGCCATCATGATTGGCCAAGAGTTATTGCCAGTCATCATGGACTACACGCAATGGGCTATCGACTTAACGAAGTCCTATAGCAGTATGGCCGCCGAACAAAAGGAAGCTATCTCAGGGGTAGTGAAATTTAGTTTCGAGGCTGGCATTGCGGTAACGGTAATTCAGTCCGTAACGACTGCCTTGAAGTTCATGAGGCTTGCTACTTTAGCAGCTGCAGGTCCTTGGGTAGCTTTGGCCAGCGCTATTGCATTGGCGGGTAAAGCATTACTTGACTACCGATACAAGGAACGTACCAAAGGTACTGACTTGGGCGTTGAAGTCAACGGCATGAAGGCCCATCGGAATCTAAACTCCGATAAGGGTACAAGTGAAGCCTATATGGCGAACCACGACGGACGGTACTGGGTTGAGGATAGTTCCTTCTTCGGACTAATTAAAAACGACCGCCTAGCCACTAAGGAGGAAGGCGCTCAAATCGACGCAGCTATGAAAGCTAAGGAAGAGGCTGATGCGGCGAAGAAGAAAGCTGAAGAGGAACAGGCCAAGTTAGACCAAGAAATCGAGAACGCTAAGAACGGCTTATCTAACAACGAAGCCATTAATAAGGCTAATGAGGAAGCTGGCAAAGCGGCGAAAGCCCAAGAAGCAGCCGCAAAGAAAGCAGAACAAGCGGCCGAAAAATTAGCAAGCTCCGTGGAGCGTCTTAACGATATGATTCGAAGTCTAACCCTTCAATCCTTGGAGATTGACGGCAGTCAATATGAAATTGATAAGCTCAACGCTAAGAACCAGTACGAATCGAATAATAAGAACATTCGAGATATTATCCGTTCCGCCGCCGGACTTAATAGTGTAGGCGGTGGTAGCGGTGAAGCTTCCGGCGTATTAGCTGCAGCTAATGCTCAACTTGGCAAGGCCTACTCTCAAGGTGCCGACGGTACATGGGCTACGGACTGTGGCAAGTTGTTTGCTGATTCCGTTAAGGAGACCTTCGGAAAGGACGTACCAAGATATGTTCCATCCATTATGGACGCGGCAGCCGCTGCGGGCGCATGGCATCCGGCGGGTGATGGATATACACCTCAAGCAGGCGATGGCGTCGTAGTTCTTGGAGATAAGCACATCGTAATCTCTGATGGTAATGGCGGATACACTGGTGCTAATTCTAGCACAGGGGTAGTAGCTAAGCAGTCCGTCGAAGGGGACTTCGGGGCGGTTACAGGATATGTGGATACGGCTAAATTAGTAGGCACATCTGCAAGCGTATCGGCTTCTACAGATGCCCTTAAGAACGCTAACGCGCAAGCGTTGGCCAACTCCAATCTAGTAGCCGAGGCAAGGGCCAAGAACGAAGAAGTATATCAAAAGAAACTTGCTGAGGCGGAACGGAATCAAACTATCCGCGTTCGTAAGATGAATGAGGACATTACGAAACTCGACCTGGAACGTACAGGGGACCGACTCCAACTTATCAAGGCTGAGTCCGATGCACAAAAGGCTCAAATCGACGATAACGTTCGAGAGTACACAAAGGCTGTAGGCGATAAGAAACTAGCTGAGAAGAAGGCAGAGTCGGAACGATTGAAACTCGTAGCTGATACTGAACAGAAAATCAGAGAACTTGCCTATACGCAAACATCGGAAGCGCTAGATCATCAGGCCAACCTGGTGAAACTTGGCCATCTTACACAGGAACAATCCGATGCCATCTTGGCGGAACAAATACAGGCCTATATCGACTACTCGAAGGACGAGCTAGCTAATGCACAGATGACGGCTACGCAACGCCTACAGATTGAGAAGAACCTAGTTGAGGCCCAACAAAAGCTATGGGAGATGGCAGGGCGTAACTTGAAATCTCGATTGAAGGAAGCTGCGCGCCAATATCAAGAGGAAACAGTGAATTATGCTGACCTTGCGAAGTCGACATTTGACAGTACCATGAGTAATATCAATTCGACTTGGACAAGTAACCTCGAGGCTATGGCCACAGGTACGAAGTCCTTCAGTAAGGGGCTCATTAGCATATTCAAGGATATGACTAACAGCATTATCAAGATGATGGTGAACCTATCATTTCAACAATACCTACAGCCTAAGCTACAAGGCTTATTCGGCGGATTGGCTGGAGGCATAGGGAATATTGGTGGGGGCGGTCGCACCTTCTCCACAGGTAGGTCCTTTAGTTCAGCGTTCAGTAGTCGAGGGTTTTCTAAGTTCGCCTCCGGCGGTGTAGCGCCTACAGGAATGACCTTGGTCGGTGAAAACGGACCGGAGCTCCTTCAATTCAACGCTTCACATCGTATTTATAATGCTAGCCAAACTCGTAAGATGCTAGGTGGTAATCAGGGGAATAACGTTACTGTTAACATCATTAACCAATCTGGCCAAGCCCTTGAGTCTGAGCAACAAAGCTCGAGATTCGATGGAGAAAATTACATCATCGATGTAATGGTTAAAGCCGTAACAAATAACAAAGGAGGTGCGCGGGATGCTATTAAAGCAGCCGCAGGTTAATCATGGCAACATTTCCAAACATTAGATATCCAAT